CCTGCTGGGATAATGTTCTTTTCCAGTATGTCAGCATTTGTGATTGAGGCGGTAAATACATAGTCGGTAATTTCGTCGTCGGTTACTGTGTGAGTGCCGTTGAATGGCGAACCGCATCCAGTAATGACGACGGATTGGCCTTCGGTAAATTCGTGAATTGTTGCGGTTTCAAAATACGCAACGTTGTCCTCTAATTTGACTTTGTTGATTTTGCTTTGGAAAGTGACAAGCATTGGAAGAATTAGATTCTCCGAAGTATCAATAATGTCGTTCAAGTAAGCATCTGAATAGAGGGATGACGAGACGCCAAGAATGGTTCTTAGCTCTGTGGCCGTGACTATTGTTGGCATCTCGCCTTCCTTTCGATCTAGGGGTCTAAGCCAGCTCGGGAGCGGACTGGCTCAGACTATTGAGATTTACTATGCGTTGTCGTTTGCTGTGTAGCCACCAGGAAGCTTTGGAGCTACTGCCGCATAGCCGTAATACATTACGGAGATTTGGCCGCTTGCGATTACGTTGGTCTGGAGTGTCAGACGTGGGCTTTCGTAGAATGTGAGAGCGTCTGGGTTGATGACGTAAATTGATCCGTCGCCAGTTCCAGATAGTGAGCGTGAAACGTAAAGGTCGAGACCTGCGACGTTGCCGCGAACTGAAAGCGGTGAAAGTGCGCCACCTGCGTTGGATGGGTTTGATGCGATATAGATTGGGCGACCATTGTCGTTCAATCCCATAATTTCAGCCCATACATCCGGGGACACTACGACGTTTCGAGCAAAGCCAAGTGAGCCGGTATATACGTTCTTTGCCGCGTTGGCAAAGAAAGCAAGGTAGTTTGCCGCTGTTGCGCCAGCCTTAGCGGTTGATGCTGTTGCGGTTGCGGATGCGCGAGTTACTGCGTAGGCGTCGGTTGCCTTTGCGTATGCGAACTCCATTTGACGGACGAGTTCAGCAAAGAACGCTGGGGAACTGCGGTCGATTAGTTCGACGGAAACTGTTTGCTGTCCAGCAAACTTCTTTACATCAACAGAAATATAAGCTGTTCCCATATCTGTCTCAGAAGGTGCGCCTTCTTCGTTTGTCAATGCCACAGTTGGCGCGGTGTTGATACGAGGCAATTCGAAAGTCATTCCGGAAGCCGCTAGGGTTTCGCGAGAAAGCGCATCGATGAATCCGCGATCGCCATTAGATACGCCATTGATGAGAGTTGTGCTCTGTGGAGTTGGGATAAATCCGGCGTTATCTGTTGTGTTATCAGCGGCGCGGAGGTAAGAACGTGCGTCATCGTCGCCAAGTGCGGCGCGGATGCTGTTCTCTAGGTATTTTGCCTTTGTGAATTCAAGGCGAGGGGCGGTATAGAAAGCTGGGCGTGATGCCGCAACTGTCTCGACCTTAGCAGCTTCTACCGCTTCTTCGACGGCAGGAACTGGAGCGGTAGTGTCTGACACTTGGTCTCCTTCGGTTGGTTTGTCTGCGTCAGCGGTTGCCGGAGCAGAATCTTCTTTAGGTGCTTCATTCTCTGAAGCGGCGACTTCGCTAACGCGAGCCGAATCGATTGCTGGATCAGTAACAAGAGAAACTTCGTCGAGTGTTGCTGAAGTTATATTCATTGTGCCTTTGACGTTTGTCCATTCGTTGATTTGTGCGCCAACGCTAAAGCCATCGCGCAGACCTTCTGTGGCCTCAATCAACGCGTCTTCTCCGGCCATAGTGTTAGCGATTTTGAACGTTGCCACAATTCCGGAAGCGGTTACTTCGTGCGATAGCAATTTGCCAATCGGACGAGTGCGGTCGTGCTCAAGAAGCAACTTCACCGGCTTCATTTCGATTGAATTATTAGCGAACACAGTTGGGCCGACTGAAGTGTTGCCCTGTTCGTTCCAAGTCACAATAGTTCCGCTGATTGTGCGCTTTACTGTGTCAGCGGCGGTGACAGTCATTGGCATACTAATTTTCATTTGGTATTAGGTCTTCCTCTCGTTGAATTTGCTCAACGCTCATCGCGCCAATGCGGTTCAAGATTTCATAAACTTGAGCGCGCTCTAACGCGTTACCGCGCAAGAAATCGTCAAGTGCGAAGCGCGTCATCACCGGATTAGGTACGAAATCCGGAAGTGAGAGCCTTTCCTCAATCGCCTTGAGAATTGGGCGCAGAGAGAAATCCACAAGGGAACGCCGTTCAGAAACGGCATTGGAATAAGTCATCGAAGTCGTCTCTGCGCTCAAGAAGTAGGCTGGGATTCCACAAGCGCGAGCCAACTCGAGAGCGACGTACTGTCTAGCCTCAGCAAGTTGTAGCGACTTAGGATCAAAGCCAAATTCTTTCAAATCAACGTCAGCATTGAGAAACGCGGTTGAGCGAGTCTGACGAGCAGTCTTCCAAGCTGAAAGAAGTGACGAAACTCTTTCGGCCGTTAGGTTTGTGCCATTAGATTTCAAAATCATTGAAGGGGCTGGCTCTTTTGCGTAATTCACCGCCGCATTTTCTAGGAAGACAGCCGCAGTAATTGTCTTGCCAGCTCTGTGAAGTAATCCTTCATCTGGGCCATCAAAGCGAATGATTGAGCCGACGCCATTGATAGGAACCGAAGAACCATCAACTCGATAACCAATGATTTCCGTATTGTTGGAATTAGTATCGACTGTGACGCGGTCTGGACTTACGCGAGTCCAAGCTCTAACGCGGCCGCCGTCAGTTGATGAATACATATCAAGAACTTGGCCGTAACCGACGCCATAAAGCCAAATATCTTCAGCGAGCCAGTTATAGATAACGAATCCAGCGACGCGAGGGTCTGGCTGATTGATAACGCGATGCGGATCTACATATTGTCCGGTGATGCGATTGAAAGTCGTGAGAGGTAGCGAGCCGATAGTTCCGCAGATAATATTCCTAGCGCGAGCTACGGAAGGAACGCTCATCGCCAAAGCTCTTGTCGTATTTGTGGCTCCGCCTAGGATATTGTAAATCTGATCTTGGATCTGAACCGGAGTTAGCGCGGCAGTTACATCAACTGTTTTCGCGGCTTTTACTTCTGGAAAGAAGAAATCTCTAAATGCGCCCATTTGACTAATATTGTAAGGCGAGTGTGTTACATAATGACAATATCGACGCCATCGTTTGACTTAGTGGCGAAATGAGTGGCCATCGCCGAGGCAATAGCTCCACAGATAACCGCGTTACTAACTTTTCTACCCATTACCCAACCGCCGTCCCCATAGGGTAATTTGACGGCGGATAGGCATTGTTTAGTTAGCTCGTCCTGTCCCGAGTGGGCTAACCGCTGAGATGAAATAGCACCTAGGAGTTCATCACAGCTTTGCGCGTAATCTAGACCATCGATGGGCTCAGTCCTAATTCCAGCCGGAGCCAATCTAGCCGCGACTGCTGACGCCGTCCGAGCTGAGTAGGCAACAAGTTGGACTGGGTACTTTCTAAACCATTCGGCTAGGTCGTTAGCCAAGGCTTTATCGTCCAAGTTCTGAGGATTGTGCCAAGTCTGAAGAAGGATGACTTGGAATTGGTCGCCCTCAAGTTTCTGGCTGGCAACTAGCGCGGCTTGTTTGCGGTCAGGGCTGAGATCGATAGCTAGCCAAGTATCCGCCTCAGGGTTGAGTCGAAGTCCCTCAACTTTACAAGCGTCCCATTGTGAAGCATTGATAACTGGGTTGATGGTATCGACCCATTGGCATAAGACCTCTGTGCGCACAATGTCTTCGGGGTCTGATAAGACTGCTCGAATGTTATCTGGATGAACTGTGTAGCCAAGTGACGGATTAGCTTGGCAGACGCCTAGCCAGAAGTCCGGTGAGTTATCGAACTTTATGCCGTGAGGCGCAGACCATTCAAACCAGCCAATGTCATCCGAGCCGCCGTGAATTGCGGCTAATGCTCTTTCGCGTAATTTGTTGAGAACTATTGAGTGTTGATCGCCGGCATTTGAATAGACCCATATCTGAGGATTTGGGCTAGCCATCTGGGTATAACGCAACGCGGACCAGACGTCTTCGTCTTTATACTCTCGAGCTTCGTCTAGGTGGATAGTTTCAGGGGCGGCGATACCTCGACCGGCTGAATTATTAGCTCGGACAATATAACGTCGGCCCTCAGTAAATTGAAGTTCTTGAAATCCCTTACTTTCCAGCTTCTTAGTAAATTCGGCGGCTAGTCGGGGAGTCTGCTCAATAATTCCGTAAATCTTATAAAACAATTCTGCCGAGGTCGTGAGCTTGTGAGCCGTATGGACTTGTAATTTTTCTTTCAGTACATAGATTCTAAACAACATTTGTAAGGCCATAAACGTCGATTTACCCTGTTGCCGAGCGCAGAGCAGGGTAACTACTGGATGAGCCCATCGGCCGTCGGGTTTGTATTTGAGCGAGTGATGAGCGAGCCATTGTTGCCAAGGGAGCAGTTCGAAACCGATTTCCTCGCAGAATCGGATCATAGCTTCGCCGTGAGAGGGGTAATCGGTCAGTTTCGTGTGGATTCGAGGGTTTGGCACACCTCGGTAAGCCGATTCGTCCCTGACTCGGGCTAACTCAGTCGATTCAGTCATATTTTGTCCGATCAAGCCCGATAGTGCTGGGTCGAGCCATTTTCAGGGAAAATCTTCCCAATGGGGGTCGTGGGTTTCCGTGCGCTCTCAAAAAAGGTAGGGGCCATACGATCGCGCTTACCAGAGTTACATTTGACGCAAGCCGCAACCATATTCGTTGCCTCATCTGTGCCGCCTTTACTGATAGGGATGAGATGATCAACTGTGTTCGCTTCCTGTCCGCAATAATGACAAGTGAAGTAATCGCGTTGAAGTACCTCACTTCGTACTCGCTTATAGTAAGCAGAGTTATATCTCTTGTGGCTCAATGCCAGCCCTTGCGTTCCAAGTGTGCTAATGCTCGACAAGCATCGCCCCCGTATCTATGAGAGAGATACTTCATATGCGCTTGTATCTGCTTGTAAGGGTCAAGGTCTCTGTACCAAGTAGAACGCATTTGACCTAAGCCATAGTGTGATCCATTACGAGCTTTAGGATTCCAATTACTTTCCTTATGAATCAACCAGTTATAACACTCAAATTGCTTCCAACTCATTTGATTGTACGCATATAGTTTCAGATTCATATCTGCTTTTGATGGGCTTGTATTTATTATTGTAATCAGAGCCGCTATAAGTATCGTAGGCATCAGGCGAAGATATAAGGCCCCCCTCAACCTCCGCTTTAGGGCCAGCTCTGCGCCCGCGCTATGGCGAAATGGTACTCGGGTTGTCAAATTGAAATACATAACCGCAGGTCAGAGGCTTATTAGCCCTCTAACTCAAGCACCTTTCTAACATCGATTTCATTAGCTCCATTGAGCCCAATTATGGCATCTCTGAGCTTTGCTCGACCTTCGCCGTGGAACTTAGTGGTCAGATAAGGCTCAGACTCGCTACCCTCTAACCAATCAACTATTTCCCCATTTGGATCAATAACCACATCATCAAGATAATTGAACTTCTCCAATATCTTGTCAATCGACGAATCTCTTACTGTCTCGACTATCTCACTAGGGACATTTGTTTTTACCCACTCAACGAACTTACGCTCTGACTTGATGACCCACTTGAACTTGGGCTTGGTCGTTGTTATGTAGGCAATTACTTCATCACCTAATTCAGCCTTGACCCTATCGGCTCCTAGGTTATTCATCTCGCCTTGGAGTTCAGCTCGTAGCTCATCCTTGAGGCGTTTTGCTTGGTCTGCTAGAAGGCTAATTGCCGCCAGTTTTAGACTCAGGTCTTTGATTGTCATCTTGCTCCCTTTTCTTTGCTCTGTTTAGCCGGATTTCTAATGATGCGAGATTCACACCCATATCTCGGGCAATAAACTCCTTATCGAAGCCCCATTCGAGCATCTGACGGATATATGCGATTGAGTGGGTGCTTCTTCCTACTTTGTCTTCCCTGCCCATCCTTCTCCTTTGAAATGTGCTGGAGTTGGGCTATAAACCTTTCGAAGCGGATGAGAGCAATGGCAGACCATTGTCTGACTAGCCGCCTCGAGGGTTAGCGTAATTTCTATCTGTTCTTCGCACCGGTCACAGTAATAGTCAAATGTCGGCATCAATGAACCTTTCAAGTGTGGCATTGCCGTTCCAGTAGCGTTCTTTGATGCGCTCTTGCCCATCAGCTATCTTACAGATTCGACACTTGGCGGCTTTCATCTTGTAATTACCGCATTGGTCGCACCTAGTTATAGCGTCTTCCTTATTGGCTACTCGATCCATCGGCTCTACCAATCTCTGCTCGAAACAATTCTGACATTCCATCAGCCAGACATCTTGGCCCTCGGTTATCTCAGAATCGTATTTGATAATTCCCCTCTGTGCGGTCACCTTTTTACATTGGCCACACATAAAGGGATGGATTTCATCGATCATCTCTGAAAGACCCAATGCCCATCTGCTCCGATTTTCATCCACTTAGCCGGATGGCCAGATTTAGGGACTGGACAGACCCAGCCTCGATATTCCTTGCCTTCCTTTGTGCCTTGCTTGAGAATCATCGGGCCGCATCCATTAGCGCAGAGCGGCACTTC